GTCTTTGTAAAGGATACCGCCAATAGATTCCATTGCCATTACGATTTAAGTCCTAACGCTTTGACCAGAGCATTACCAAACACATCTGCTGTTTGATACTCTGCGTATCGTGGGTCTTGCTTTGCATAAGCCTCGGCATCTGCTAGAACATCTGACTGACCATAACCTTGAACTGTTTTAACTCTAGTAGTGTTGCCAGTAGTTGTGCGAACTGATTTAGTAGGGCTTTTTGCTTCTTTCTTGCGAACATCTTTAATAAACTTATTAATTGTTTCATCATCAATGTTTGCTAGACCAAGAGATGCACCTAGTTGGCGCTTAAGTATCGTTGTAATATCAGCCTTAGCCATAGGGCTATCATCAATAGTAGTAGTAGTTTGGCTACCGCTGCCTGTTAATCCTTTTTGAATATCAAGTAGTTGCCATGGGCTAACCTTGTTACCAGCACGAGAGTAATCTAATGATAACTGTCCGTATTTATCCCATGCAGCCTTAACTTGAGTTAGGTCAGCAGTTGGGTCAAGAACTCCAGCGCTAACAAACTTTTGTTTAGCAGCACCAATGCCTGCTGCATCTACTGGGAAACTTTTGTTCCACTCTGAAAGGCTAACAATTTCTGACTTGCTGCCAGTAATTGTTCCACCAAATTTACGGCGGGGTGTTGAAGTTGGTGTTTCTTTTCCAGTAAAGATACCAATACCGTTTAAACCAGTTAGTGGATTTACATACCCTCTGGCTGACATAAAATCTGAAATGTTATTTGCACCTATGCCAAGTTGTTGGGCTGTAGTTCCTTGTAGGAATTGTGTAACATCTACCCCTTGGGCATCAGCATTGGCAATGGCTTGAGCAAATGAATCTTGAGCCTGTAGTTCAGCAGCAGAGGCATTAGGGTCTATTGCTGTGTTGCCTGACTGAATCATATTGTATGTGCCAACCGCTGCCGATGCGCCAACAAGACCTGCAACTCTTTTTTTAGTTACAATTTTTTTCTTACCCGCTTTTGCAGTTTCTTCTGCAACCTTGGTTGCGGTCTTTTTAGCAAAAATAGATTTGGTTAAATCTGCAACTGTTTTACCACCCTTAACAACCGCTGGGGCAACTTTAAGAATATCTTTTGGTGAAAAAACTGCACCAGATAAAACTTTTGGTGGTTGTTTAACACGGTTCTTATATGTTGCAACAGTGTCATTATCTTCTACAAAACCAATAGCAACAGAAAGGTCCATGCCTTCAATACCTGGGAACGCTGCTTTTACTAATGCTTCTTTTTCTTTATTAGTCATAGTCCTATCCCAATGTTACTGGGTCGTTTTGAAGAAAGCGGTTATAGAAACTGCTGAACTCTAACGACTCCTGCTTAAGTGTTGCAATTGTTTGATTCCACAAACCCTCAAGGTCTGCATTGTCTGCTGCTGTTAATGTGCCACTTGCACCACTTGCTTTACGGTTTGCAAGTTCTCTTGCAATTTGTGTGCGAGTTACATAGTAGGTTGCGATGGCTCCAACAACTGGTTTATTACCGTTATCTTGCATCCATTGTGGGTCACGAAGAATCGTGTTAATGGTTTGCATACGGTAAATCCATTTGCCTTTGTCAACGCTATAGAAGTCAGCAGCCCAGTCTTTATTGTTAGTTGCTAACTGCTGTGTATACGCTTGCTTAGCAAGATTAAGTTCTTCGGCACCACGCTCTGAATATGAGGTGTAGCCTTGTGCAAATAGTTGCTGGTCAAGGAAGTCCATAGCCTTACGGTAATCAATCCAACCCATTTTCTTTTGAGCATCTTGCTTAAGAAGTGAAGGGTCACGCTGACCACGGAAGTTTGTGGTTGAGCCAGGAACTGGAGAGTTACGCATCTGCCATCGGTAGGCTGCTTGGCTAAAGTCATACTTACCATCTGGGTCGTTGACTAGGAAGCCAATCATCTCAGGTGTAGTGCTACCAATTTTAGATATTAAACCATTATACTTTTTAAGATTAGCAACTGCAGCCTGTGTAGCATCAACTCCAGTGTTGTTAAGTGATGCTGAGATTGTAGCCTCACCCATTTCTGGATACATTTGCAAGAACAAAGCATCTGCTTGAGAACCGTAAGTCTGTTGTAGTTTACGGTATTGCTGTGTATACCAACCTAGTGGTGAGTCATACTGTGCAGCAAATGGAAGCACAAGGTTAGACAAAGCCTTAACCTTATACATGTTATTTGTAAGGTCATTAATTTCTTTAAATGTAGGTTCAGTATCACGGTCGCCTAGGCGATACTTGATTAGTTCATAACGGTAAACGGTATTAAATGTTCTTGACCATGAACCATCACGAGTTCCTGACCACAACTGTGCAGCCTTCTGCAATGCAGGTGGTAACAATGTTTTAATTGGAGATTCTGCTGCTCCAAATGGAATAACCTGCTTAAGGATTCCTTCCAAGTCAGGGCGCAAAATTTCTAAATACTGAGCAGGGATAGCAACTACTGGACCAAATCCAGGATGCACTTCACCTTGGAACATAACATCAAGTGAGCGAATAGGAATACTTACTTGGCTTCCAGCACTACGAATAGCAGCAGCCAAACCTTTACCGCCAGGAACTGCCTCCATTGTTTTCATAAAGGTTTCTGGCATAGGCAAAACTAATCTACTATCGTAACTAAATTCTTTTGATGGGTTACCATCTTTGTCAACATAGTTGTTCTGATTGCTAAGAGAAGAAGTAATCTGACCAGCCCTTGCAATTGCTGCTGGGTTTTCTTTTGCAAGAGTAGTCCAACGGCGCATGGTATTTTCCCAAGCGTTAAAGAACGGCATAAGATAACGCATCTTTTCACCAGCGTATGACTTACGCATGATTGTAAATAGAGTCTTGTTAACTTCTCTACGAGCGCCCTCTACTGCATCTTTGCGTAGTGCATTAATTTCATCAAGGGTAAGTTCAGCCTTAGGGTCATTAAGTTGTGAGCGCTTAAGTGAAAGAGCAATGTCTCCACGCTGTCTCATCTCTGCACGATATACAGCACGAGCCAATGGGTGACGGGCAAGTGTTGTTTCAGGCAAAGAACCTAGGAAGTAGAAAGCCTTTTGAACAAAAGCCTGTGCTGCTCCTGGTGCACCTTGGATTCCAGGCGCTTGAGGAATTACGCTACCAATAATGTCTGGCATTGCTGGTTGGTCTGCAAAGTGTGTGCGAAGATACATTTCATCAATAAGGTTATTTCTAAATGCTTCTTGAATTTCAACATCTGGAAGCATACGGGCATAAGCAGAATACAAGTTTCCTACAAAGTCCTCTGCATCTGTGCCTACATTAAGGCGCTCGCTTGGAACCTTGAAAGCCCTATCATCAATACTCATCTTAGTTGAATACGCTTTACCTTCATCAGTTTTGCGTAGCCATCTAACAACTTGTTCTGGAGTTTCGTTGTCTAAAAACTTTTGGATAATTGGGTCAATCTTGTTTTCGTTTGGTGAACGCCATAGGTTATTAAGATAGTTGGCATAACCAGTAAAGTATCGTGGGTCGTTAGGTGACAAACGGATTTCTTCCATACCACCATAACGAGCAGTAAATAATTGAGATGGAGCATCTGCCATTAACCTATAGGTGTCAGCGTTGTCTGTGCGCTGCATGAGAATATCTCCCAATTCACCTGCTGCAGCATCTGGGTGTTCAATCACAGTTCCATCATAAAGTTTTTGAGTATATGTTCCAGTGCCAATACGCTTCTTTGGTGCGTTTAAACGACTTTCTTCTACAATGCGAGCATCAAGTCGTTGCATAAGATTTTCGTGCTTTGCTTTAGTTAGTGCGCCTCTATCGGCTAATTCACGAACAAGGTTAACTACGCCATCGGCTGGGTATTTACCGTCTGCGATGAGGTCTGCGAGTTCGCTAGTGCTCTGGCTATAACTTGGTCTGCTAAATCCTCTGCGAACGCTCTGCGCTCCGCTGGTGACATCTCCTGCACTGGCTTTTCTGACTTGACCCAATGCAAACCCTGCGCTTGCTCCTTCATCGCCTGTTCCTCCTGTGTTAATAAAGGCATTGTCCATATCGCCTTGTGCAATTCTATCAAGGTCTGCCACTGCTTGTTGGTTACGAGAGGTGCCAGTCTTAACTGCTTTGGCACGGTCTTTAATAACATTAACAGGCTCAGCCCAAATGGTTAGAACGCCATTGTCATTAGGTGCAATCCATGTTCCAAAGTGGTCAGCGCCTTCAAATTTATTTAGGTTATCTTCAATGTGCTGAATCAATGACTCACGAGCAGCAGCAGAATCAGCAATGGCATCATCTAGTGGTAGTTGCCAAGTGGCACCACGAACGGCTACTGAATAACCAGCAACGGGCACGGCTCCTGTTTGAAGTCCAAATGTTCCACCTTGGTTGTCAATGGTAGAACGCAATATGTCCATAATACGAGACTCGTTCTTGCGAAGCGCCTCAGTGTTACGGATAGTTTCAATGCGTTTACGAGCAAGGTCTGCTGCTGGGTCTTGTGTAGCAGTTTGAACCATTTTAGGGTCTACAAGAACTGTTGCACGACCATTAGCCTTGGTATCGGGAAGTGTTAATTTACCTACGCCATTGGCACGCATCCACTCAAGAAGTTCTTTTTCTTTACCCTTCCATGAGTCTGGCTTACGAATATCAAGTCCAAGTGCTTTAAGTTCTGGGTAATCGTTTAAACCTAAACGAACTCGTGAACCACTAAATGTGCGTAGGTCAACAGGTGTGCCGTATACCCTAGAGGTAACAACCTGTCCTTGATTACCTGGCTTAACAATACGGAATTGTCCTTCAAGTAACATCTTTTGAGAAACTGTATCTGGGTCAATTGCACGCCATGTGCCACTAGGTATGCTAAGTAATTCAACTCTATTGCCTTTGGCAATACTGTTACGGAAACCATCACGCATATCTGAGGCAATAGTCTGCATAGCCTTTGATGGCTTGCGAACGCCACCTTCTCTAATAAGTTCGCCTTCACGATTGCGAAGGTTCTTAGGCATAGAGTATGCACGACCAGTAATGCGCTTGTAAATAGTAGATGCTGAAATAACCTTTATGCCTGCTTCGGCATACTGGTTTGCTATATCATCAGAATAAGTCATCGCCAATGGGCGGTTAGGATTTAAAGAAGTAAGTCTTGATGGAGAACCATGGTGCAAAATCTCGCCTGAACGATAAGAAGAAATCTCAAGAAACTCAATAGCCTGTTCTTGTGTTAACTTACCCCGTTTAAACGCAAGTTCAACGGCTTCCATCTGAGAATCAATTTCTTGATTAAGGCTGTTAATTTGAGCACGCTCTGATTGAACTCTTGTCATTTCATTACGGAGTGCTACTGAATCTTCACGCACACCTTTTTTAACAAGGTTCTTATCTGTAAGTCTTTCGATGCCAATGATGCGGTTGTCATACCAATTCTTTATGCTTTCCTTGTTTACATCAGCAGCAGCAACAAGTCCATATCCTTTTGCAAGAATAGATGCAGTTGCTTCGGCAGTGTTACGCACTGTGTAACCAAGGCGTAAAAGAACAGAAGCCTTCCACACATCGTTAAGTAAGCCCATAACATAACGGTTAACATCTGGGTCAACAATGCCTTGGCTGCCTTCAATTGCCTGAATTAAACCTTTGTTCTCTGTAAGAACACGGGCATAGTTTTCAAGGTCAACCATTGGCTTAGCGTTAATACCTTGGCGCTCAGCATAAGGAATCTTAAGAATAACATCATCATTAGTCATTAAATACTTACGGTCACGAAGTGAATCTAATGCAACTTTACGGCGACCTTTATAGGCGTTCCAAATAATAGCAGCGGTTTCATCTGAAATACCTAAGGCTTTGTTAACTTGTAAAACAGCCAAATCCTCAAAAGATTCTGCTACAAGACCACGAGCCTCAGGAATATCTCCTGCTTTAATAAACAAATCATAGTGTTCAGCAATACTTACATTTGCTGAGTCGCCAACAATCCTACGCAACATGCCACCAAATGCTTTGATTTCATTAAATGAATCTGAATCATTGTTATTAAACCAACCAGCAGGGCGCTCGCCTGCCCATCGTTCAGCAAAGTTAACTACTGCAACCATTGGGTGATACTTAGTTGGTTGAAAAATTCCGATAGTTGGGTATGCAGTTGGGGAAGGTTGTTCTCCCAAAGCACGGGCTGTCTTACGCTCAGCCTCACGGATTGCACCCTTTTGAGCCATAGATGCACCAAAGGTTCGCTTAGTTAAGTCAGCACCCTTTAAGGTTAATTTATTTAAATACTGAATATATGGGTCTTGGTCAGCAAGTTTAACTAAAGCATCTGCTGCATCAAGTATGTTTGCATCTTCAACAATACCATTGGTTGGTATGTTATCAGCAATCTGTTTATCTACTTGAGATACTGGCTTTAATTTATCCATTACAAATGCTAAGTCTTTACGCTTATCAACAAGACGAACCATTGCTTCTGTATCTTTATTTGAAATAGCAAGCAATGTATCTGCAACATCATCTACAGTTTTTGCTTCACCAAGCAAATATGACATTGTATCTGCATCGTTAGATGCAGCAATCATTGGGTGATTACGAATAGTTTTTGAGTTATTAGCAGCAAACCACTCAAGAGTGTTGTTTAAACCGCCTTGAATATCTCGACCTTCGTTAATCTTTGCAGCCAAAGTTTGAGGAGAGATAATTGTTACGCCTCTTATAGCCTTTGGTAGGAATAAATCTTTAGTTAATTGTGCTGCATTTGCATCTACGGCACCCATTGGTTGTGTAACTAAGGCTTTACGAGCAAGACCAGCAGCCTTACCTATCTTGCCAAGTGGGTCAGTTACTGTAGTAAAGAAGGTGTCATAGGCACCTGATATGGTGCGATAACGCCAGTTAGTATCAAAGATTTCACGGTCATTAGCATCGAAGATATTGAAATCGCCACGAAGTTCAGTAGCAGTTAAGTCAAAGCGTGATTGCATATAAGCAATTGCTTGTCCTGCTGAAATTTCACTGCGTTGTTTATACGCTTCTTGGAAGTCACCTGTAGCAAGACCAGTAATAGCCGCTGATAAAGGCTCACGAACAACCTTACCACCAGCCTCATAAGATGCTTGAAAGAGTGGAAGAACTGCCTTACCTAATACAGCACCGCCTACTTTACGAGGTATATATGTTGCACCTGCAGTAGTTGCTTTAAATGTATTTCCAAGTAATTGGAAGGCATCGCCTGCCCAATTCTTGTCATTAGTGGTAACGGAGGCAAGGTCAGACATTGCTGTAGCCCAGCCAATATCATTACCAAAGTCTTTTACTGACTTCTCTGCCCAATCACCAATGTTTTTTATCCAACTCATTAAAGAACACTCCGCAAGTAACGAACATAATTGCGAAAGGCGTTAGATGCGGATGGGGATTCAGCAAGAATAGCAAGTGTTGGCAACGCATCAACCATGCGCTGACGGTCCTCTGTATTTAAAGTTGATTCATTAGAATACATAACTTCGCTACCTGCGCCCTCAGTTCCCATATTAATACCAGTAGTTAATGGTTCATCTGGGCGGTCTGTTGGTGCATCTAAAGGTCTTAATTGTTGACCTATTGGTGCTCTTTGTGGGCGACCTTGTGATGGAGATGAAGGCATAGTAGGAGATGCGTTCATTGCTGCTGATGTTTGTAATTCCATCATTGCTTGGTTATCACCATATTCGCCACCAGTCATAGCCTGTGCGCCTTGGGTGCCTGCATTTCCACTACCGCCAGTTGCTGAAACAGCATAGTTATTCTGTGAAGCAGTTGGGCGAAATCCGCCACGGTTTTCTACCGCCATGTGCATCTCCTTTCCATTTAAGGTCAGTGTTTAAAATTAGTGAGCAGTTTTTAAACTTACTCAGGTTTAAGGCTTACTTTGAGCCGTGTGTTCCTGATGGTTGTGCTGTAAACATTGTGACGGATGCGCCAGGCTTAGAAGCCTTTGGCATACCATCGTAGCGTGGTTGCTGTGTAACGCCCTTTGAGTCTCCTGCACTACCCTGATTAGCAGGTTTTGATGCCTTACCAGGTTGGTTATTTGGATACTTTGCTGTGCTTGTATTCGCCATGGTTTCCCTCCTCCCGTTAGATAGGTAGTCGCCGTGCGACTGTTGCTTGTAGATTAGGTTCACCACGGGCACCGAGAGATGCAAGTAATGATTGAACATCTGGTCTACCGCCTGGAGCGATTTGTCCTGGAGCGATGCCTTGCATACGCCCTGACTCGCTCATGCCCATTGGAAGTTGCCCAACACCTGCTGCGCTCTCACTTGGCATGCCCATAGATTCGGGACTTACTGAGCCTGGGGCTGCAGCAGGTGCGGGATTCTGCGGTTGAAACGCCTCTTGGATAGCAACTTCAATAGAAGTTCCCTTTTGGCGTTCAGTAATAACATACGAAAGTTTGCGTAGGATGTCGGATGGGTCTTGTCCTTGACTTGCAAGGGCTGGTATTGCTTGTGCGTATGAAGCAATTGCTTGTTTCATAGCATCACGGAGTTCTTCTGTCTCTACCTTTTGTTCTTCATTAGTTGCATTGAAGGAGAAAGGCATCTGTCGGCGTAGGAAATCACGAGAAATCAACTTGTCACCTCGTGCTTGTAGTCCAAATACTAATGCACGGTTAGGGTCAAGTCCTGCCATTAAGCCATATTGAATATCTACGGTGTAATCACCTGCAATATCACGGGCTGGCTTGTATTTAATATCGTAAGGTGTTCCATTGTATACACCTCGTAGTTGTTTTTCTTCGTCTTTAAAGATTTTTTCATCAACTTTAAGAGCAAGTGCTAACAATTCGGTAAAGGCACGGGCAAACATTGCATGTGCAGTCTTAATTTGTGTATCAAAACCACCCATAAGTGCTTTAACGCCTTGACCTGTAATAATAGAAGCATCTGAATTACCAGTTCTTGCTTCTGGGAAGCGTGAGCCTAGACGGAGTTCGCTCTCAAGAACCTGTGACTGTGCGAACACATTATTAGGTAGTTCAAGTGGGACTCTGCGAATCTCATTAGGCTTGCTTGAACGCATAATTGCATCTGGTCCAAGGGCTAACTCCTGACTGTCGAGTGGCATAGCGATAGGCGCTTGCACTGATTTAGTTGCTGCTTCAAGTGAAAGCAACGCATAGCGTGCTTTAGCAACTTGAATAGCAAGAACATCATCAAATTGTCCACGAGATTGGTCGTCAATTGATGGTCGTTGAACAACTCTAATCATGCACTCACCCATTATATTGGTTGCTCTATCCAACACAAGGTTGTTTTTATTAGGCATGAAGATTAAATCTTGGTCTTTATCGTGGAAACGAACAATCTCAGACATGGTAGAAGTGTTGTTCTTATCGTAAATAAGGTGTGCTACTTCTGGATACTTAGCCATTAGTTCTTCTGTTGGTTTATTCATGCGCTGGAAGAACATAGTTACACGACCATAACGGTCAATAACTGGGTAAGAACCTAGGGAATCAAAGAACTTAATGCGTGGCATGTTCTCATCTATGTCAATTTCAACCTGTGCTGGAACGAATCCGTAGGTTACATAGCGGTCTGCAGCATTAAACATCTGGGTCTGTAGGTCAGAGAAGTTAACAATACCGTTAACAATTTCTCCACGCTTATCTGCCTTCTTGCGCTGTGTTTCTGATGCCATTGATGTAGATGTGCATGAAAACGATGGTAGTGGTGCAATAACCTCTGATAAGTCACGGGCTGCAATATCAACCATGTTGGCAACAATAGGGTTCTCGAAAGGACCATCTGGGAAAAGGTCTGGGTAAACATCTCGCATCTTACCTTGTCGAACCATAAGAACTTGATTCATGCGTTGGTCACGGTCGTCATACATACGGCGATAACGGTCATAATAGTTCTTAACTTCTTCAACTGATAGTGCCATGTTCACCTCCTATCATTGTGTATATGCGTAATCATTTAAGTTAACGGTCATTTGTTGGTTTCTGTCATGTCTTGTTTGGAACATATTGTATGAATTATGTGTGCGAGCAAACATACTTGCATTAGCAACTCTGTCTCTTACCGCTAGTTCTGCAAACCAGAACGCCATAACACAGTCAGTCTTTTGGCTGCGTGGAGCCTCTGGATACCAAGTAACCAGTTGCTCTACTAAAGCCTTTAGACCTTCGGATTGGTGCGTAGATGGAAACTCAATAAGGTTTAAACCTTCTTCATAACCATGAAACAATGTGGTAAGAGATGCCACACCGAAGTCTGTATCCCATTTATTGTTTCCAGTATGGTGTTCTTTGAGTGTGGCACCTCTTGTTTGTAGGTATTCCCGCACCTCACGGTCCTGAGTTAACATCGCTTGAAATGCATTTTTTTCAACACGCCACTCAGAAATTGAATACTTGTCTGTCCAGTCTTTAATTAAACTTCTAATGTCATCAGGTTTCATACCCTGTTGGTTTGACACATCAAGCAAATACCTCTTTTGGGTAGAAACATCAATGCCAATACACACAGCAGCGGTATACCCAGCCATGGCGGGGTCAAGCCCAGCAACCACAATGAGACCATCCATACCGTTATGTCGGTTACCTGCTTTGTTCTTTGGGATGATACCAATGTTACGAGAACCGTTAATAACACCCTTGACTGCTTCTTGTGGGAAAGCACTATCTTCGTGAACATGCTGTTGCTGATAAACCATAGCCCAGAGATTGGGCGACATCCGACTGCGCTTCTTAGTGAGCGCCTCACCTGTCCACTTGTCGTAGAGACCATTAGCATCTGGTATACCATTGCCAGACACTGGGGGCATATTGGTTTTAGCCCAAAGGGTAACCCAATCCTTCGGTTCATCGGCAAACTCCAATACCGCAGGTTGAGCGAAATAAGTCCAAGGAGAAGTTTCGTCTGGATAACGCATGGGGTCACGGAGTTCGGAATATAAATCCTTAGGGCGTAATCTTGTGCCTACTACCAGTAACTTACCGCCATCGTAATCAATACGAGACATAACTTCTGATTGAATCCAGTCAATCTGTTTTTCATATTCATGGGCGTTGGTATGGTCAACACAGTCATCCATGATGATTAGGTCGGCACGGGCACCGTAGATATGTCCACGAATACCAATAGCCTGAACCGTTGGGTCTTTTTCACCAGAGTCACGAGACTCAGATGATAGGTAAATTAAGTCCTGCTTCCACGAATCAGAGTTCTTTTCAAATCCGCCTGGAGGTCCAAAGGCGAGGTGTAAGTCCTGATAACGAGGATGGGTGAGTCTGTTCTTAATGGAGAGCAGGAACTTTTGCGCCATAGCCTGGGTTTTAGAAACAACCATGATACGGATGTTAGGGTTTTGGCAAATCCGATACACGGCATAGTTGACTGTAATAGTCGTTGACTTGGCGTGCTCTGGGGGAGTGTTTACGATGAGTAGGTCTTTATCCCCTGGCTCATAAATAATTGATGGGTGAACATCCGTAGGTGTCCTAGATTCCAATAAATCAATCCAGTGGCGTTGATGTTCAAAAACTTGGACCCCAAGGTATTTTTCGGAAAAAATTTCAAATGGAGGTAGTTCTTCGGTCGGACCGCCTACTTCTCCACGGGCGGTCAGAGAGCGTAGTTTGTCTATACCTGCAGCAAAGTCAGGGTCTGTCTTACGATAATACTCGTAAGTCTTGACACTTCTCCCAACGGCATCCATGGCTCGTTGGACCGAGTAGCCTTGCATTAAAAAATCTATAATCTGCTTCTTTATGGCATCCGACTTATGGGATGCAGCAGTAACTCTTTTTCTTTCCATAGGCGTAGTAGCAATGCGACCTAATGGAAGCATTGCAGTTTATCCTTTCCTAACCGTAGGCTGTAGCCCTAAGGCGGAAGCCGTAGGTTAGGGCAATAACTAGGGGGCAGCCTCTGGGCTGCCTATGAACTTTAGCGTAGGGCGACCATTATTTTGCCCTACATATACTATTAGGTGTCCAAAGGACACTTATTGGACATTTTATTTGTAACTATTTTGTAACGGTTTACCTTTCAGGTAAAACCGCAGGTCAGAGCATGCAGACCCCAGGGCTATCAAAGTTATGTGGGTAGATACACATACACACATACACACATATATTTAAAAACCTGGGGTCAAACATTTTGCTTAGCAATGCTTTTGTTTAAACTGCTTGCTGCTTTTGCTGCTGCTGCTGGCAAAACTAGGGCTGAGCAGTGCTATCTGCTGGCTTGGCGCTGACTCGTTGCTCGTATCAATCTCGCCCCGACCCAGCATACGCAGCGCAGCGCTTGGCTTGGCTGCATGCTTGGGCATCTCACTATGTGAGACGGGCATCTCAACATGTGGCAATGGCTCCACAATGCCCAATAAGTTACTCGTGAGTAACTCTCTAAAGTCAGTTGTTTAATATCACTTTAGAGCATCGCAACATTTCAACATCGCTAAAGTCAGTATAAATCAATGGTTTTAGAGCATTACTCGCCAGTAACTTATTTTTTACCGCTTGCCAGCGCATGACCAATCGGAGGTAATCGTTTAAATCCAAATCGTTTAAACTGCTCTAAAGTCAGTTAAAATCAAGGGTTTTAGGGGTGCTTGTAATTTTGTTTAAACTCGTTTACCTTTATCCCAGTGGAACAATCCACTACCGACTGGAAAGGTAACAACATCATGAGAAATCGTGAACAATGGCTCGCAGCGTTTGCAACTGCTGCTCGCCGACCAATCGCTCAATCAATCCAAGGTGGAGGCGAGGAGGAGAGCGCAATCCGTCTCTCTTGTGGCTTCCCTCCTAAAACTGGGCGCAAGGCTGCAACTGCTGCAATCGTGCCTCCAACTGCATCTCAGGATTTCACTGCTGAGATTTTCGTGGCTCCAACCGTTGACCAAGCCTCCGAGGTAGCCAAGGCGATTATTCCCTTGCTCCGAGTGGCTCAATCAGGCAACTGGCGCTCAGCAGCACCAAGCGTTGCTCAACCCTTGGCTGACCTCCCAGCATGGGCAGAATCAATCCTCGAATCCCTTGGCGAATATCCTCACGCCAAAATCGAAATCGCTGCTGCTGCCAAGCAGACAACTCGCCTCATCAAGGTTGCGTGTTTAAACGACAACTACATCGCCCGAATCTCTCGCTCAACGCTTGTGAATCTTGGCGCTCCAATCTGCCCAGCATGCAACATCTCACTCGTGGAGGCTAACTAATGACTACCTTCGGTTTAGAGTTCGAGGTCGCAGGTATCTCGACATCAGCAGCATCAGCAGCGCTCAATCGTGGCGGAATCGCTTGCGAGGAGCCACGCTCAGCACATCAGCGCAACGATAACTGGACATCAGTTTACGATGGCTCAGTTCGTGGAGCCGAGGTTGTCTCTCCAATCCTCGACCCAATCCGTTTAAACGAGGCATCAACCGTTGCCCGCTTGCTTCTCGGAGCAGGTGGCAAGGTTGACCGCACAACTGGCTTCCATGTCCATATCGGCGCTCAAGATTTAAGCGTGGACAATATCGCCCAGTGGTATCTCAACTGGAATCTAGTTCACGATGCAATCGGCGTGCTCGTTGCGCCAAGCCGTTTAAACAACTCATACTGCAAATCGGTAAATCGTGAACATGCCGAGGCTAACGCCGAGCGCATCCGCAACGGCAAAATCTCCGACCTACGAGGCGACCGCTACCAATCGTTTAACCTCGAAGCATACGGTCGCCATGGCACCCTCGAAATCCGACTACACCAAGGCACCCTCAACGGAGCCAAAGCGGTGGCGTGGGCAAAGTTCATTGATGCGTTTAAACAACTCAGTGCAACTCAATTACTGGCTCCTGAATCATTGGGCACTGGCACAAAATTGCAGCAGTGCACCAACCTCCTCAGCCTGCTAGTAATCCAAAGCGACCTTGACCTCAAGACCGCCGAGTATCTCAAAGACCGAGCAGCATCCCTCAACGGATAGCAGCAGGCAGCCTGCCCCTAGTGGGTGAGCGAGGGTGCAATCCCCTCGGCAGGCACGAACGGATAGAGAAAATCTCTCTACCGTTTAAACAAAGGAGACTGGAAAATGTATAACGCATTACCTTGGTGGCTGACTTGGATAGATGGTCGTGCCTTACTGCTTGCCTTGCTTGCGGTCGGCTTCTATCTATATTCAAAGTTGGTATAACAAAATGTTATATATCATTGAAGGCACCGACCCATCGGGTCGTAAGTTCAATAGTATTTACAACAAAGAGGATGCCGATTACCTATTGGCAGCCGACCGTTTAAACAGGCTGGTAAAAGTTATCAGCCCATGTGTTACACTTAACTCATAACAACTAGCAGACTGGAGAAATAAATTATGTGTGGAATCGCAGGCTTCTGCCTCAACCCAAAGCACAATCAGAATCAAACAGACCTTGCAGCACAAATGCTCATGGACATCGAGCATCGTGGGCAAGATGCAACAGGTGTTGCTTGGATTAACCCAGCCTCAGGCAATCGGGTAATCACAAAGGCACCGCTATCAGCAACTAAGTTCATCGCAACAGATGCAGGCAGGCGCTTATGTTTAAACGCACAGACTGCTATCTTGCACACTCGTTGGGCAACTCAAGGTTCACCAAAGGTGAGCGACAACAACCACCCAATTCCTCGTGGCAAAATCGTGCTCACTCACAACGGACACATCAGCAACGATGACCAATTGTTTAAACAACTTAAGGTCAAGCGCCATGGACAGGTAGACAGCGAGGCAGTGGCTGCACTAATTGCCTTTACCGCAGCGCCTATCACCGAGGTGTTGGCTCGTGTTCAAGGCACTGCTGCACTGGCTTGGATTGAGCAGGGCAAGGGCAACACACTGCATCTTGCTCGTGTTAACTCCTCACCCCTATGGATTGGGCAAACCAAATCAGGTTCCCTTGTTTACGGCTCAACTCAAGAGACAATCGAGAACGCAGCAATCATGCTCGACTCAGACCTTGATTGGGAATACACCGCAGCCGAGGGTGAATACTTCAAGGTTAAGAACGGCAAGATTGTGGAGCATCAGAACTTCGAGCCGTTTAGACAGGTCTATACAAACAACTGGCGTGGGTTCGGTAGATTAACCGATGCAGAACTCGACAAGTATTGGGCTGACCAAGATGAACTAGCCTTCTAAACAGTAGAAGATTAGCCCCCGCTACGGCGGGGGTTTTTCTTTTGCCTGGAATCTGGCAATCTTCAAGTGTTTAAACAGTGATGATGAATCTTCCTGGCAGTCTGGAATCTTCAAGCGTTTAAACAGTAAGTGATTAGCACTCTACCTGGGGGACTGCTAATGTCAAGCGTTTAAACAGTAGGGTTGACAAGTCTGGTAGGATAGGTTTTATCAACCACGAGGTTGATAAAACTAACAAGATGCAAGTTATTGTTTAAACAAAAAAACTTTTTTATTTATGGCTACAAATCCTTGACTTATACATAACGAACTGGAATCCTAAGACATGTAGCAACTGGGCTACACAGAACAAAGGACTGGTATGTATCTAGGAACAGGCGACATCATCGCCACAATCATCGCCCTATTGGGTGCGCTCACAGTGATGGGCTTAGCAATCAAAGAAAACATCCGACTCAACAGTGAGAACGCATGGCTACGCCACCGTAATCAGGAACTCAAGAAACTGGTGAGCCATGAGTAAGCCAACCACATACGAGGGCTGGAAAAACTACAACACATGGAACATTGCGTTGTGGATTCAGAACGACTACGCCCTATATCTATCGGCAACTATATTCATCAAGCACTATGAAGGTGCCAAGCCTTATCGTGATTGGGTAAAGGTTGCTGGACTCGAAGGTAAGAAAACCCTTGACGGTTGCAAGTATGACTCAAGCGACCTTGCTTATGGGGAACTAAACGAGATGATGAAAGGACTGGTGAACTAATGAGTAAAGAAACTCATAACTGGTGTATGTGCGATAAAAGAAAAGAAGGTCATACCTGCAAAAATCAAGTGATATGTGGAGATTGCCTTATTCCACTATCAACTTGCCAACATAGAGGAGTGAACTAATGAGTATCTCAAGCAACATGTATGCAAGAGCAAAGTATGAAGCAGTCGAGGAACTAATCTCTAATCACAGTGCTGAATACGAAGCGATGCTAAAAGCAGCCAAGTTAAGATACGGAATCACACCTCGTTTAAACAAGGCTGAACGCATAGCCATGCTTGAACAAACAATTGCTAACCTCAGAGGTGAAACCAATGGCTAACCTTATATGGCGCTGCGAAATCACAGAGGATA